GTGAAGCGGTTAGTTCGCTCGATAGCAATCGTGTTAGGGACGGCTCTATGCTTCCTCTTTGTATCAGCAGCAACTGCGACAAATCCGCCAACAAAACGCATTACATCTAAAGAATATGCACAAGGCCAATTAACAGTAAAGAATTACAAATGTTTAGCAACTCTGTATGGTAAAGAAAGTGCGTGGAATTGGAAAGCAGTAGGCAACATAGGTGGTACACACCAGGTATATGGGATACCCCAAGGGAAGAGTGAGTGGCTAAGAACTGCTAACCCAATAGAACAAATAGATTGGGGATTACGTTATATAGGTAATCGTTATGGATACATGAGTACAATAGAGGGCATGCAGCCTGATACATGCAAGGCTCTCAAACATTGGAAGCGTAAGGGATGGCACTAAGAGGTGATGACCTAAGCACTGGTCATTGGAAGAAGCAGAGGTTGCGTGTGTTAGCACGCGATGCTTATACCTGTGCATATTGTGGTGAGGTAGCAACAGAGGTTGACCATGTAATACCACGCAAAGCAGGTGGTGGTCATGAGATGGATAACTTAGTAGCCTCATGTAGAGCATGTAACATACGCAAGGGCGCACGCTCAGAATCCCTTTTTTTATTCAAGTCCTCTACCCCCCTGTTTTTCCAGAACGTCCCTCCCCGACACGGTCCAAACCGCTTCGAACCAGTCCGTTTCAATCGGAAAATAAACCAGAGTGATGGCAGAACAAACCAAAAAGAAAAAAGTCTTACGAGGGGCAACTGAACCAAGGCTTCACAGTCCATACCTCAAAGGTAAATCCCTGGTAAAAGATGTCGAAGAGATTGCTGAAATGCTTGGCCAACCGCTTTTACCTTGGCAAAAATTTATTGCAAAAGATATGTTGGCTGTTGATAGCAAAGGTAATTTTATTCGCAAGTCAAACCTGCTATTAATCGCACGCCAATCTGGAAAGAGTCATTTTGCGCGTATGCTCTGTTTGGCACACCTGTTTAAATGGCCTTCTAAGAACATCCTTATTATGTCCTCTAATCGAAGCATGGCATTGACCTCATTTAGAGAGATTGCTTATATCATCGAAGGCAATCCGACTATGAAGGCAATGGTCAAGCAGATTAGATATGCAAATGGAACAGAGTCTATTGAATTACTAGATGGCACACGTTTAGACGTTGTGGCTGCAACGAGAGATGGTTCGCGTGGTCGAACAGCAGACTATTTATGGATTGACGAATTACGGGAAATCTCAGAGGAAGCATTTCAGGCAGCAACGCCTGTTACACGCGCACGCGCTAATGCGCAAGCGCTTTACACGACAAACGCAGGTGATGCTTTTAGTTCTGTGCTGAATTCCATTATCGAAAGAGCGCGTTCTTATCCTCCTAAGTCTTTAGGCTATTACGAATACAGCGCACCGCAGTATTGCAAGATAGATGACCGCGAAGCATGGGCAATGGCGAACCCTGCACTTGGTTACACAGTCACAGAAGAGGCAATTGAAGAATCGATTGCAACATCTAGCATTGAAACAACAAGAACTGAAACACTTTGCCAATGGGTCGATTCATTACAGTCACCTTGGCCGCTTGGCGTTATCGAAGAAACCTCAAACAGTGATTTAGTTATGTCACCTGGACCAATTACAATCTTTGCCTTTGATGTAAGTCCGTCAAGACGCAATGCAAGCATTATCGGTGGCCAGATTCTTCCTTCTGGCAAAATAGGGTTTGGATTAATGCAGACTTGGGAGAACTCAGTAGCAGTGGACGATTTGAAGATAGCGGCTGACATAAAAGCGCTCTGTGACCAGTGGAAACCGCGTGCAGTCATGTACGACAAGTACACAACTCAATCTATTGCTGACCGCCTCTCAAATTCAGGAGTTATGGTTGAAGATTGCTCTGGCCAACGCTTCTATCAGGCGTGTGGGGAACTCCTAGACGGATTTGTGAACTCTAGGGTTGAACATCAAGGGCAACAGGAGTTAGTGCAAATGTTTAACAACTGTGCAGCCAAGACAAACGACACTGCCTGGAGAATCGTAAGACGTAAGAGCGCTGGAGATGTATCGGGAGCAATTGCAACCGCAATGGTAATCCACAAACTATCTATGCCAGTTTCACGTCCTCAAATTGTTGCCTAGACACAACGACACGAAATTGTCAAATGTTAGACATAATGTGGTACACTGTCTAAATGGGTATTTTTTCGCGTTTTAATACGCAAGCACCACAAAAGCAAGAATCATCAATCCTTGCGCAATATGCGCCGCAATTGATGTCTGAGAATTACAATCTTTACAATTATGGTGTCCTTGGTATCCGTCGCGAAGAGGCTATGAGCATTGCTTCACTTGCTAGATGCAGAAACCTTATTGCAGGAACAATTGCATCAATTCCTTTAGAGTTATATCGCAAGTCCACTGGAGAAGAATTAGGCTCACCAGTTTGGTTAGAACAACCATCTAAATCACAACCGCGTTCAGTCACTATTGCTTGGACTGTTGACTCATTATTATTTTACGGCGTTGCATATTGGAAAGTTACAGAACTTTATGCAGATGATGGCCGTCCTGCACGTTTTGAATGGGTTGCTAACACTCGCGTTACATTTGATTTAAATATCGAAAACGAATATGTAACTCAATATTATATTGACGGTTATGCCGTACCCATGGAAGGTTTGGGAAGTTTAATTACTTTCCAAGCATTTGACGAAGGAGTATTAGCACGCGGTAAAGAACTTATTCGTGCAGCAGCAGATTTAAATAAGGCTGCATCAATTGCTGCGGCAACTCCAATGCCTTCAGGCGTACTGAAGAACAACGGTGCTGACCTAGACCCTAAAGAAGTTCAGGGATTACTTGCCGCTTGGCGCACTGCACGCAATAACCGTGCAACTGCATATCTCACATCTACTTTAGAGTACCAAGCGACATCATTCTCACCTAAAGACATGATGTATGACGAAGCAAAGCAATTTATGGCGACTGAAATTGCAAGAATGTGCAATGTTCCAGCAATTTATGTATCAGCAGATATGAACTCCAGTTATACATACACCAACGTCTTGGATTCACGAAAAGATTTTGTGGCGTACTCTTTGCAACCATTTATTTCAGCGATTGAGGACAGACTCAGCCTTGATGACGTCACAGCACATGGCAACGAAGTGCGTTTTGATTTAGATAAACAATTCTTACGTCAAGACCCAATGCAGGAACTTCTCGTAATCGAAAAACTTCTTTCCTTAGGCCTAATTACTTTAGAACAGGCAATGGAAATGACAGACCAAACACCTAATGGAAACGGCGGTATGTAATTTGAAAATTACATTTGACGCGTCATTCGCACAGGATATTCAAGCCTCTAGCGATACACGCATGATTTCAGGAAAGATTGTTCCGCTAGGTGCGGAAACAGGTTCCACTTCAGCAGGCAAAGTTATCTTTGAGCGCGGTTCTATACAGATTCCAGAACCAAAGACAGTTAAATTGCTTTCACAGCATGATGTCAAGGCCCCGCTAGGCCGCGCTCAGTCTTTTACTGAAACAGAAGATGCAATCTTTGCATCATTCAAAATCAGCAATTCATCACGCGGCACAGATGCACTTATCCTTGCAAGCGAAGGATTACAAGCAGGATTATCTGTTGGCGTAGAGGTTGATAAGTCATTTAACAAAAACGGCGTAATCCATGTGACAGCCGCAAAACTCATGGAAGTAAGTTTAGTAACAGAGCCAGCATTTAAGTCGGCGCAAGTTACTGATATTGCAGCAGAAGAAACAGAAGTTTCTGAAGTTGTAGAACAAACCCAACCAACAGAAAGCGAGGCCGTCGTGGAGATTACTCCAGCAGAGGCAACAACTCCTGAGGTCGAAACCCCTGCGGTAGAGGCCTCACGTCCAACAGTTAGCGTTACAAATGTACGCGAACGTGTTGCACCAATCACTTCAGCACAATATCTAGAAGCAAACATCAAGGCAGCACTTGGTGATGACGATGCACGTCGTACAATTAAAGCAGCGGATGACAGCACTTCAACCAACACTGGTTTGACGCTCCCTGGACATCTACAAACTTTCCTAACAGATACATTTTCTGGCCGTCCTGCATTTGAAGCAGTAACACGTTCAGCACTTGTTGAATCAGGAATGTCATTTACTGTTCCACGTCTTTATGTTAATAATGCAACAGCAAACGTTGCACCAACAGTTGCAGATACAAACGAAGGTTCAGCACCATCCGAAACAGGCATGACAAGCGCCTATGACACAGTTGACGTCAACAAGTTCAGTGGATTGCAACGTGTAAGTTTTGAGTTGGTGGACAGAAGTTCTCCTGCGTTCATGGAACTTATGATGGCAGAACTTCGCAAGGCATACGAGAAGGCAACTGACGCAGCACTTATTGCAGCGTTCACTGCATCTGGTACACAGGCAACATCTGTTGCAACAACAGCAGCAGGACTTCAGTCCTTCATTTCAGTAGAAGGTGCAGCAGCATATAAGGGAACTGGTGGCGATTTCGCTAACAAACTCGTTGCAAGCACAGACCAATGGGCAGCAATCGCAGGATACGCTGACACAACAGGTCGCGCATTGTACTCAGCACAGGGTGCAACATACAACGCTTCAGGTAACGCAGTAGCAACTTCTGTTGTTGGTGGCGTACTTGGTACAGACCTTATTGTTGACCACAACATCACAACTTCAGGTATCGTTGATGATTCAGCGTTCCTAGTTGCACCACGTTCAGTTTATGCTTGGGAATCACCAACAACACAACTTCGTGTTAACGTGTTAACTTCAGGCGAAATTGAAATCAACCTTTACGGATACCTAGCACTTTATGTTGCTAAGTCAGGTAAGGGTGTTCGTCGCTTCAACATGACTGCTTAATAGCAGCAACCTAAGTCGCTGAAGGCGAGGCGCAGCCCTTGCCTCGCCTTCAGTCTTTAGAAAGGATTAAGAATGTCACTTTGCACAGTAGCAGAACTTCGTTCCGCACTTGGCGTTGGAACTTTATACAACGACGCTACGCTTCAACAAACATGCGATGCAGCAGACGTTGTAATCCTTCCTATGCTCTGGAACAATTACACATTTAACATTGCACATAGCAACACAGCCACAACAGGCACACTTTACTTTGACACTCTAGTTGAAAAAGTCTTTT